CCAAGAATAGTTTCATCTACTAGTCCTTCTTGAGCACCATCTTGCCACACACGTACAATCATTTTTCCTGACTCTACGAAGAAGCCATTCCATTTATATTGATGTTCGTGTTCGCTGCATTTGAATCCTGCTTTGAATTCAATGCGGTGAAATTCTAACACACCATTGGCATGAATCAGTTCTGTTTGTCCCCAGATCTTACCTGCTTTCATTGTCATTCCTTTCTTTCCTCTTTGTCTTAATATACATAATTATCACATCAGCTTGGCTAATTCCAATACTTCTGATTGCCTACTAATTTCTTTTACAAAAAACGCACACGGTGGATTTTCCTCATCGTGTAACGGTATTGATAGTAGTTGTCCATTCTTCATTTTAGGAAAATACCATCTTACATCTTGATATATGTTTATAATTTCTACAGGAGCCCAATCGTATCGATATCCTTTAATTGGATTCATAATAAATGCTTCAAATCCTCTTTCATTGATACTAGTTAATGGTAATACTTCTGGATCAGATAAACATTCACTATCCCCTACTAGCATCGACCAATCTAACGGCATCTTTACTTCGTGTTCTCCTATTCTCATTAATATTGCTGGACTATTAAATGATTCTAAGAATATAAGCGGCATGAAGAAAAAGTCAGGTTCTTTAGGGTCACTGTTATCAAGTACACTGAATCTAGCATCCTCTTCTACTTCTTCCGGTAATTCATTTAAATCAAATGAATAGTTGTTTAGTGTTAAAATTTTTGTCATACAATCTTCCTCATTACTACGTTACGTTGTAGATTATCCCACGCAGCAATTTCGTAGTTAAGTTCGTCTCGCAAGAAACTGATACCTGTTTCATCTCCGTTTTCAGCTTCTATGACTACTAGAGGAGAATATTTTCTAATTGTTTCTACACTACCTTCTAGTACTCTTCTTTCGAACCCGTCCACATCAATTTTAATATAATCTATATTAGGTAGATTAAAGGAATCTAATGTATAGATAGTTTCCTCATACCAATCTTCCTTTTTACGTTTTCCTTCAGAGAACATACTTCCGCCACCACTAACTCTAATGACTTCGTGTTTGCTACCTAATCCACATCTAAAATGAGTCACTCTTTTTAAATCAACATTTCTAGTAAAAAGTTTTCTGAATCTATAATCAAAACAGAATGTTCTAATAAAATGTTTGTGTAGATATCTAGTATATTCTCCGTCTCTACAACCAATGTCAATAGCATTTCTAAAACTATTAATATAAGGTTTACTTGCTACCCATGTGATCTTACAATGATGATCGGGGAATTCTTTTCTGCCGTCTTTGGAAATGAAATAATCTCTATCATACCATTCCCATTGAAATCCTGTTGCAGGATTCACATTAAACTCAGTTGGATTAACTGGATATTTTTTCATTATATGTCTACCTTTGTTACTGTGAAAGGATATCTTGCTTCCTTATAATACTTCTTACGCTCTGTCAGATGACGTTTAGCGTATTTGCAGGTAGATGTAATATCCCATATTTGTACGAAGTCTTTATCTTCAGCCTTACGAATGCCTCTACCAATTGATTGAATTACTCTTACAAATGACTTGCCAGGCTCGATAAGGACGAGATTAAAAATCCTAGGAATATTGATACCAACAGCAGCCACCCCATATGTTGCGATAATAATTTTTCCATCTGATGTTTTAATTTCATCGTACTGTTCTTTTCTTTCATCAAGTTTCACATCTCCCTTGATAAATGTAGCGTCTGGTAAGTTATCTAATAATTTCTTACCTGTGTCTATTCTGTTAACTAGTACAAGTGTATTTCCGTTTTTTGCAACTGTCTTAATATGATTACTGATGTAATTTAATCTATTAGAATTAGTTACTAACCAGGAATATTCTTCTTGATAATTTCTAAATTCTTCAACATCTTTGGTTTGTAAGATCTGTATATCTAATTTTGCTAATACGTTTTTTTCTTGTAAGTCATGTGCCGACACTTGATTAATTACTGGTCCTATACCAGCCAGGATACCTTGAAATTCCCATTTTTCTTTTGGAACTGTTCCTGTTAATCCCCAACGTATTGGTGCGTTGCGGAAATTCTGTGTAAGTAATTTTTTAAGTACTTCTGCTTTTGCTTGATGTACTTCGTCAATAATAACAGCATTTACACCTTCTGTAAATTCTGCAAGTGTTAATGTATCTCCATCATATTTTTTCTTATCTAATACATTTAAACTTTGCCAAGTGCATACTGTATGTGTGTGATTTAATTCTTTACGATCACCAAAATAAACACCAACATCTAGTCCTAAATTTTTGTAATCTTCTTCAGTTTGTACAACAAGACTTTTGTTTGGAACAATGACCATTGTGCGGCCATAAGGCTCACATAAATGTGAAAGGGTAGCAGTTGTAATAGTTTTTCCTGCACCTGTTGCAACTTCCTGTAATGATTGTGGATGTTCTAAAAATTTGTTTACTACGTCATATTGATAATCACGTAGTACAATTGGCTGTCCTTCTAGTTGATGTCCCTTAGGCCAAGTCTTTCCTTTATCCGCCCAATAATTTTCTGTAATTTGTTCAAAATTAAATCTATGATGTAGTCTTTGATCTTGTACTTCAATGTCGTAACCATCGTTTTCAATAATAGGTAAAATTGTTTCTAAATGTGCTAAAAAGCCAGTACCTCCAATACCAAAAAAACTAACAGTTCCATCCCATCTTCCTAATTTAAATGCCGGCATATGTCTTGCATACGGAAGATCAAATTTTAATTTGTTAGCGATCTTTCTTCTGGTTTCAACCGCAAGTCCTTCTACTTTAATATTGACTTCGTCTTTTATAACTAATTTACAATTCGACAATTTTTTCACCTTTATTCACTGTTCTAGTCAACTCTGTAGGTCTTATATTACCCACATACAACACACAAGGATGATGATTAATCATGTTACGTGTCATTGTCGTAGCAACAGGAGTTACGTAATTTGTAACTAACATTGTAACATCGTTTTCTTTTTTTAGCAACCACTTATGAGGTTTATGTTGGAAAATCAAAAACTTAGCACTGTCAATTTTACCACCAAACCCATTTTCGCTAACCCATTCATTAAATTCTGGGTCGTCTTTGTTAGATGCTCTAAAACAAACCCGCCATAATGATTTGTCTTTTTTCATAATTTCTAATGTTTGATTAAGTTCTTGCACCCATTCAAAAACATCAGATGCTCTGTCTAATATTATAACAACTTTCTTAGGAGATTTTTCAACAAGAGAAACCATTTCGTGCATCTCTTTTACCCAAAATCTATTTGTTGTTTCTCTACATATCTTTTGTATACTGTTAGTAGGGTCGCCTGAATAGATATAGCCCATGTTCTTAGCCAGTATCAAGTTAGCATCATTATCATCTACAGCATTATTACTAAAATATTCTAAAGCACTATCCGATGCATTCTTTAATTTTACTTTGTTATCTTCGATAAACGAATACGGAATATATCTGTGTGCCTGATGCCATATTAATTCAATTTCATCTTTTGTTTCGATAAATGATTTATCGATTTCAAAATTATGTGTTTTACAGAACTCGTAAATGTTCATGACATTCTGTTCGTGTAATGCCATGTACCTTACCTTTTTCTCTCTATCCCAATAGGTAAATTTACCATACTGACCGCTGAACGCTTCATCGTATGTGTCTTTGAAAGAATATGGAAATCTAAAACCAATCGCTATTATTCCGTCTAGGATCTTTTCAATCCAAACTTGTTTCGATTGATCTAAAACTCTAAAAGGTTGTTTCCAAACAGGTAATTCGATAAGTGCTTCATAGTCAATATGAGGTTTACAAACGTTTCTATACTTGTTCAAAAGTTTTAGAACATAGGCACCTTGCTTTTCTGTAAAAGACCTGCCATCTAATATATTTTGATAGAAACTATAGGCAGCACTCCTATCTTGATACTGCATACCAAGGTGGTTACTCTCTATGGTATCAACCATAGCAATGAAAATATCTTCGATGTATCTTGACGTAAGCATAACTGTATTATATTTTCTCTAGACAATAAAATCAAGAATTAATTTGCTTTAATATAATATTTTCTAACCTTTTGATAGGAATACCTTGAGCTATTTCTTCGACAGTCCATTCGCAATGAGTTATTCTAGCAAACCATTCTTCCCTATCTGGAAGTTCAGGAGATTCAACTTTTTCAATTGTTGTCGATACAGGGTAAGCAAGACTTGATGCATCTGTAATGACAGGAGTACCTTCAATTGCTGCCAATATTGGAGGTCCACTGTTATGATTAACTACACAATGATAGTTGTATGATATATTAAAATCGTCATAGGTGTTTAATACCCTTTGAGGATCCTGGCGTGTTACATTTTTAAATTCATGCTCTATACCTGGCATTGGTGATCTTGGATGAGGTCTTATATGAATAGGCCTGTCAGTATATTTTCGTATTTCTTCAATCATCGATATGGTCCACGCCGACATAGATGGCATTCCTTCCCACTGTAAACTTTTTTGATGTTGGGTTGCAATTAAAATACTTTTATTTCTGTTATGATTAACTGGCTTTAGTTCAAGACCTAGTTTTTTAGGCCTATCATAATCTAAATCAACATCATTACCGAACTCACCTAATCCATTAATATGATTAAGACATATTCTCCATGTCGAGTTACGCAATAGATTTCCTACTTCAATGATTATAATAGGTTTATTCTTGATTTTACAGTTTTGATATATGGCTTTGTTTCCAGCCATACGTCCATTCCATAGCACTGACCATATCACTGCTACATCTTCGTTGTCATTGACTATTTCGTGTCCTAACGCTTTTAAGCCTTGTTCGAAATAGTTAAATATTGGTGGGCTGTTAAGAGCTCCGTTTTCACGATGTAATTTAAAACGCATATTCTACCATAAATATAGTAGTATTTAACGGTTTTCCATGAGTAAGATTAAAAAAAGAATTACCAAAATTTTAAGAAAAGAGCCCAAAGACGCTTTAGTGATCGGGAATGGCGATTACATCTTACCAGTGTTGCTTGATATGTTCAACACTGTATTCATATGGAGCAAAACAACTGTTGATATTAAAGCACCTAACATAGTTATTAAGAAAGAATTAGATACAACATTTCATATGCCTGATATAAATGCAGTCTTTATAGACAGAGATTATGTGAAGTCATTAGACTACATGAGTGCATTACTGGCCAAACCAAGTCCAGATGTTTTTATTGAAGGCAATGATGTAATTCCAAGGGAACAAACAACAAATCTATATAGACATAATTACAACTGTACTGCACAAGCAGGAAGTTTTCATATTTGGACGAGAGTAAAATGACAATTAGCGTAGTGACAACATTTCATAAAAAAGGTTATGAAGATTATGGCAAAAGAATGATAAAAACATTCTTAGAAAATTGGCCAAGTGAAATAAAGTTATATGTATATGCTGAAGATTGTGAAGTAACTGAAACAGCACCTAATCTTATTGTTAAAGATTTACATCAAGCCAGTCCAGATCTAGTAAAATTTAAAACAAAATGGAAAAATGTACCAAAAGCAAACGGCGACGTTAGTGACGATCCAATAAGAAGTAAAAGAAGAGATAGCGGAAAAGGTTTTAAATGGCACGCCATACGTTTTGCACACAAAGTTTATTCAATTTTTGCCTGTGCAAAAGAATGTAATACAGATTATTTAATGTGGATGGATGCTGACACAGTTTGTCATTCACCGATTAGCAAAAAAGCGTTTAATACCTTGTTTCCAGTAGATGCTGAATTAATGTATCTTGGAAGAAAAGGCAAATATTCAGAGTGTGGATTGTATTCTATGAAACTAGGTGCAGAAAATGTTCAAAAATTTCTAAGTGAGTTTCAACGTGTATACGATGAAGCAGAGAATGGAATATTTTTAATGGCTGAATGGCATGACAGTTTTGTTTTCGATGAAGTTAGACGTAAATTTCCTCATATGAGACAACATAACTGGGCTGGCCACTTAACTGACCTAAGACCGAGACCTGGATACTCATCTGGAGAGGGGCACCCTTTGATAAATTGTGAGTGGGGAGCATACCTTGATCACTTGAAAGGTGATAGAAAACGTGCAGGCGTTAGTAAGCGAGAAGATTTAAAGGTTATGAGAACCGAACCCTACTGGGTAAATCAACTAAAATCATAAAATTATATGACCAACGTCAAGTTTGTTAATAGCAGTTGGTCCTTTCCAGTCGTGTTTCCAATAAACAAAGTCACTATTTGATACTTCACGGTATTGATACCTAGTAGGACAATGATCTAACATAGGTAATCCGTTGTTAATTGTTTGATGAACGAAGTTAGTTATAGGTCCATCATAGAACTGACACCACGGACCTGTGGCTAATTCTTCCATATCGATATTTGTTTTATCGGGCCATTGAATTAAGCGAAGTACTATGTTGCCCCAAGACACCATAATATGATAAGGATTGTCATCTCCCCATACTAATTCGGAATGAATTTTAATATCATCGCCTAAAATACTTTTTATTTTCTTAAATAACGCACTCAAGTAACTTCTATGCTTGTCTAAACTTCTACCAATGAAACTTCCGCAGCGTAATCTAAAATGATTTATGTGCTGGCTACTTAATCTTTGAATTTCTTCAAGAATAAATGGAACTTCATCTAAACTTTCCATTGTATATCCAACATATGCGATATAATAGTCTTGTTCTTTTAAATTTTGTATTGCATCTAGCTGTTTGTTATGAACAATTTCGCCTTGATAGTTAGGATGATTAAGTCCAACGCATAAATGTCGCAATCCTGCCTCATAAACGTTTTTTGTAAATTGTTTTGATGCAAATCTAAGCCCATTAGTAAGCAAACTTATATTAGGATGTTGTAGTTCGCTTAGTTTAGCACAAAATTCTACAAAATCAGGTCGCAGTGTTGGCTCAGCTCCAGCAATCATAGGAGTACAATCAGCGGGAAATTGTTTTACTCGTTGTAGAATCTCATCAATTGGTTTATCTTGAATTTTATTGTCTGGTAAATGGTAACAATGCGGACAATTCAACTGACATCTGTCAGATGCTTCAAACAATATATGTTTTAGTTCAGGAATGTATCTTCTATGTTCTAAAGAATAATAAAATTCAGGATCTATTTCAACAATACTGTGTTGTTCTCCGTGCTCATGGCATTTTTTATACATTTTAATCATGCCTTCGTGTTCATATACTATTGCAGGTATATGTCTATAACACTCATCGCAAAGACTAACTGTATCGTGAATATGCAGCATACTATTTTACCTTACCCGTGACGTTTTTTTGCAATTTCTTGTTTATCTTCTGGCAGTAAAGTGATATATGGTCCAGGTCCCAGTCTTCTGCCAAATGCTGATGATTTTTTAGGTGCATTTTTTCCTGATTTAGGAGCCATGATAAACATTCTTTTACTTTTAACATCTATCATATCATAATTTCTATCTTCTAAGAACTTAACTATAACATCTACGTCAGCACTTACTTCAAATGCTATCCAAGGACTTTGATTTTCAATAATATTTTTCGCACCTTGTATAACTTGCCATTCATATCCTTGTACATCAATTTTTATTAAACTACAATTAGTGATATCTTGATCATCTAGTTTAACAACGTCAACATTATACAAACCTGGAAGTTTTTCTTCACTCCATAACTTACTATTTCCACAATTTTTTATTTCGTCATGAAATTCAGAAGTTCCATTAAAGTCACTACACGCATAAGGTCTAATTTCACCTCTACCATTTAGGTTTTTTTCTAAACATTCTCTATTTCTAATACTAGGTTCAAAAGATAAAACATTTTTAAAGTGAGGTAACATAGGAATGCTCCAAACTCCTACATTTGCACCAACGTCAACAAATGTTTCTTTAGATGACATTTCTGATAGACATACATCTCTTTGTTTATTTTCGTATTGAGGATTTTCAGGTGACTTATCAACTTCGATATGCCTAGTCATTTTAGTATCACCTTCTGGTATGTACCATCCGTTATCTAGTTTTCTCATATGTATCTCCTAATGAACTGCCAAGCTTCGCCCGATCTTAATTCATCGAAGTTCCAGTGGCTCATAGATATTTTTTCGACCCAATGCTGTCTTTCAAACATCTTCGGATCTTCTATTCTTTTTAAATTTGTATTGCATACACCATTTACTTGACTATATGAAGGATCAGGATCAGTTACAAAAACAGGTACGCCTTCAATTAGACTTGCCACACTAGGAGAACTATTAAAAACTACTGTAGCCCATGCTGTTGCTAAATCTATTTTAATATTTGGTGCATTAGATAGACTTACATTTTTATGATTTATTCTTAGATATTGTCTAACTTTTTTATCACCGGGATGCGCTCTAACTACTATAGGACGGTCGGTAAAATTTTTAATAGTTAAAATAGTTTTATCTAACCACTCTTGTACAGGCATTCCCTTCATACTCCAACCGCCATTACGCTGTAAACATAATAAAATATGTCGACCTGTTTTACGATAATCTTTTAAACTTAAATTTAAATTTTTACTAATTTTTTGCCAGCGTATTGGATCTATATCAGTATCAAAATAGAATCCTGTATTAGGAAACACTCCGTCAAAACTATATCTTAAATATCTTTTTGTGTTTCCTGGATCTGCATAAAGGAACAAATTACTATCTACAATAAGACTACGTTTGCCGACAGCTTTTTGCTTTTCCACAGCATTCTTCCTCAACATTAAATGAGGCGCAGACTTTCCGTGTTCATGAACAAAACCTTGTATAAATGCAACATCGCAATCAAGCAACGACATTTCTTTATGAGCAATGCCTGTATCTCCAGAAGCATTTACACCTGCAATAAAGTTATCAAGAATTAGTGGTTTTTCTGGATTATTATTACTAGGCGGAATTCCCCTGTAGTATGCAACTGCTGTTAGATTAGACATGATATTTCTTCACTAATTTAATTGCAGTTCCGCTAAGTAATTCTTCTTTTGTAAACTGAGAATAACTTAACATACATAACCAGCTTCCTAAGTTTCCGTAGAACAAGTCATTAACTTCAGAAAGTTTACTTTTTGTTACAGGATTAGTTATATGTCTATCTAAAGTAATAGCAGGTATACCAGCCCATATTGATTCAGTTGCTGCATTAGAATTAATACTTACTACACAGTAATAATTGTCATCAAGCAATTCTTGATGTAAATTAGTTCTTTCACGTTTAGGTGCTTTTTCTCTAAATTTAATTTTTTTATCTGTATATTGTCTTAATTCTTTTTCAACATCGTACTTCCATGTTTTAAGGTCACAATGAAATATACTTGCTGCAAAAGGACCGGGTTCGATAACATAAATTATGTCGCCATCTTTTCTCCATGGCTTAGGAAATTCTTTAAAATTTCCTAATCTATCTGCAGGTGCATCAAAAAACTTGCCGTAGTGTAAATGATTTCTAACTATTCTATGCCATTTTTTATTTGGTTCTGTAAAGTTTGTATAACCACTATCAATGAACCACATAGGATAGTTTTTATCGATCTTAGTAACTAGTAATTCTTCATTACCTACAGTATTTCTAATTAAACAATCTTCTTCATAGTTATTGAATTCTTTTCTGCGAACCATTTGTGCAGAACGATCAATAGTTAGTCCGGTACCTTTTACAAAGTTTTTATATTTAGATTTTTTATATAAAGAAAGCAATTCATCTTTGCCTATCTTTTTTATAAAATATTCAATGTTTTTATGAATCTTATCAAAATATGCTGCATATACATTATGCTTCTCTGCATTAATGATACTGATCCATTCATCTAAATCTCTTCTTACGGCTTTAAACAGTTTATCCTTAAATTTTTTCTTTTCTTCATCTTTAAGTTCTCTGTCAGGATCAGACCATTTAGATTTTTTACTTAACCAGTCGTTGACATACATCGCGAGCCACTTTTCATTAAAAGGAATTTCGTGTAGCTCTTTCGGAACAGGCATACAGGATAATAAAAAATTTGCAAGTTCCTTGTCATTGATTAATAATTTCATTGGTACCTCTCTACTAGTTTATATGCCTTGCCATCTAGTATTTCAGGAACTGTAAATTGACTATATGCAAGTGAATGACAATGTGTAAGTATTGTATCTAAATTAGGTTTGTATGGATTAGAAAGTTGGCTTAAATCACTACTGGATAACGGGCCGCCTGCACTAGGAACTGATACAAATGCGGGAACACCGTACAATACAGATTCTAATGCTGCCATACTATTCATTGCCACCGTAGCATAAACACCACTATCAAATGCATCATATATAGAATATTCTTTGTTTCGATATTGTCTACTACCTTTAATTCTAACTTCAATAGGTAAATCGCAATATTTTTTAATTTGTTTTTTAGTTTTTTGTACCCATCCATTATAATCAATATTATACCAAATACACGCTTTAGGATTAGGCATTACTAATAGTATTTTTTTATCGTAGTTTTTCCAACCCTTCCATTCTAAGCGAGGATCATCTTTGACCATTTGATTCCATCTATCTGAAGGTACACCTGGAATAAGTTTTGAAAGTTGGTTTTCGTTTTTAACAACTCTATGCCATTTCTTTTGTCCTTTGCCATTGCCAGGACTAGGAAAGTTTCCAAAGTATCCTGTATCGATATACCAATAATCTCTACCTATAGCGATACAGCGATTAGCGTGATCTTTTTTGATTACTCCTCTAATAACTTGAGGCTTAGTTGTATCTTGGCTATCGAGAGTAAGCCTGCCTTTGCTTCCTCTAACAAGACACTCTTCTAATGAAAT